ATTATACCAACAGCAGTTGTTGGGAGAACAATTATTAAATTACGATATTGTTTGGAGACCACTTAAACCTACTAAAAGAGATCCAGATCCATACAGAGATTGGTTAGATGAGTTACTATCTAATAAACAAGACATGGAAGGCTTTGATGCAGGTGAGGAAAGAGAAGATGTATTTAATTCTAGAATGACTAGGTTCTTAGAAGATGTAGAAGATACCACAGAATTTGATCAAATAGATTCTGGTAACATCTGGAAAGACGAAGTAGAGATGAGATTTAAGCTAGAAACCTTCAAATCATTCATGAAAAAAATAGGTTATAATTGGAATGAAAAAGAATGTACAAGTTTTCTTGAGCAAGGAAAAGCTTTGCCTAAGAAGAAGTTTCAAAACATAAGTAGTAGGCATTGGGTTGTAGCACTGCCTCAACAAACAGAGCATAAAAATAAAGATGTCAAATTTAATAAAGCAAAAGCTGCGTGGGAAGACAATTAAAATATTTGGTCCACCAGGAACAGGGAAAACAGAAAACTTACTCAAAAGGGTTAAGAGGTACCTGGAGAAGGGTTACTCTCCAGACGAAATCTGTTATGTATCATTTACTAACAAAGCTGTTAACGAGTGTGTTGCAAGGGTTAGACAAAAGTTCAAAGGCTATGACGAAGATGCTTTCTCATATTTTAGAACATTACATTCTTTGGCCAGACAACAGTTTGCTGAAATTCCCGTACTAGATCCTAAAGCTGACATGCTGATGTTTCATACACAATATGGCACTGTCAAGGTAGGCTATAAAGATACTTGGGACGATCAAAAGGTATATAATAATTGGTCGCTTCAAATATATGACAGGGCAAGAAACATGAAAGTTGATCCTGTATGGCTATATAAACAACAAACTAGAAAGACAGTTAGACTACAACAATTTAAATCTATCATTGCAGGTTATCAAGAATTTAAAACAATGGAATTAGAAAGCGGACAACGGACACCGGACAGGCTAGACTTCACTGATATGGTAGAAAAATTTATTAATGATGGACTCATAATACCTTTTAAAGTTTTAATGGTAGATGAAGCTCAGGATCTGACACCGCTGCAGTGGGACATGGTGGTTAAGATAGCAGGTGCAGTGGAGAGAGTTTACATTGCAGGTGATGATGACCAAGCAATTTACGAGTGGAATGGTGCTGATGTTAATTTATTTCAAACGTTTCCTGGTAAGTCTTTGGTATTAAAAAAGAGTGTAAGATTAAATAAAAACATACATTTCTTCTCAAAGTGTTTATTAAATTCTATGGGTGAAAACCGTATACAGAAAGAGTTTTATTCTAATGGTAAGGAGGGGCAGGTATATCGTTGGAATGGGTTAAAGAAAGTACCTTGGGATATGGATGGTAGTTGGATGGTGTTAGCTAGAATTAATGATGTAAAAAAAGAACTCCAACAGGAGGCAAGGAATCTTGGCCTATACTATCAAGATCAAAAAAATAATAAGTCTTTTGACCCTAATCAATTCGCAGCTATTAATTATTGGGAGAAGATTTGTGATGGTGGTAGTATTACTAGAGAGGAAGCTACAACGATGTATGAGTTTCTGTTAAACATTGATCACGGCTACCGGTCAACGGACAGTAAAAAGTGGAGTTTTGCACACCCAAATCAAGTGTTTACATTTGACGAATTACATTTAAGGTGTGGTATGCGTGATGAAAAAGGTCCATGGAATCAAGTATTTAAGAGAAAATTTAAAGACAAAGACAAACAGTATTTTCAAAAACTTATGAATGAAGGTGTAGATTTAAGTCAGCCACCAAAAATTATTATTGATACGATACACCAGGTAAAAGGTGGTGAAGCAGATAATGTTGTCCTGGCGAGTAAATGTAACTTCCCATCACACTTTGATAAAAAAAATTTAGCAGATAAAGTAAAAGAACTTAGAGTTTGGTATACAGGTGCCACCAGATCTAAAAGCACTCTCCATCTGTTGGGCACTTACCATCAATATAACTTTCCATTAGGAAAGTATTACAAACAATATGAGGCTAACTATGTCAGATAAAAGTATGTTCGATGAAGCATTTCCAAAAGATAGACAAATTGGAGGATCTCACTATCAACACTTTTTAATTCAACCTTGGACATTTATTAGAAAAAATGGTTTAAACCCATTTCAAGCAAACGTTATAAAATATGTTTGTAGATATTTATTTAAGGGAAAACAAATAGAAGATTTAGAAAAAATAAAACACTATTGTGATTTAGAAATAGAACATTTGAAAGATGCCAAAAAAGAAAAATAAATTAATTATGTGTGAACATTGTGATGAAGTAGTTGCAGTAATAGTTCATAAACATACATATTATTGCGCTGACTGTGCACTATTTGAGATGCGTATTCCATTTAAAAAAATTGTATCAATTGACGATACTGCGATGAGTAGAAAGAAACAATGACCCATCAATTAAATTTTATATATAACGATAGTGATTGGATAGCTCCAGCAGAATATCCAGACCTATCTCAAGCAACAGAGATTGCAATTGACCTGGAGACTAAAGATCCAAACATTAAAACTAAAGGACCAGGATGGGCAACCTTTGATGGACACATAGTAGGTTTTGCAGTTGCTGCACTCGGGCAGCAATGGTACTTCCCGATTGCTCATGATGCTGGTGGCAATATGGATCTGTCGATAACCTGCGCATGGATGCAAGATGTTTTAAAAACAGATGCTACTAAAATATTTCACAATGCAAGTTATGATGTTGGTTGGTTGCTTGTAAATGGATTTGAGATTAGAGGTAAGATAGTTGATACTATGATTGCTGCTGCACTGATCAATGAAAACAGATTTAGTTTTAGTTTGAATGCGTGTGCTAAAGATTATTTAGGTGAAATTAAGAATGAGACGTTTTTGAATGAAAAAGCCAAAGAATGGGGAATTGACCCAAAAGCTGACATGTGGAGGCTGCCTGCGGGCTACGTAGGCTTCTATGCTGAGCAAGATGCAGGCCTAACCTTACGTTTATGGCAAGTGCTAAAAACAGAGCTATCTAAGCAGTCCCTACACGATGTTTGGGAAATGGAGATGGAATTATTGCCTATTTTGATAGATACGAGGCGTAGAGGAATAAGAGTTGACGAGGAGAAGGCTTCTCTGTTAAAAAAAGAATTCAAACGTAAAGAGTCTGAGGTTTTATCAAGTATAAAATCTCAGACCACACTTGATGTAGATATTTGGGCTGCTCGATCTGTTGCACAAGTGTTTGACCGAATAGGTGTTGAATACCCACGGACAGCGAAAACTGACGAACCAAGCTTTACACAAAACTGGCTAGTAAATTGTGATAACCCGATAGCGCAACTAATAAGAGAAGCAAGAGAAATAAATAAATTTCATTCAACATTCATAGACTCCATTCAACGTTATGTGCACAAAGGTAGAATACATTCAGAAATAAATCAACTAAGATCTGACCAAGGTGGAACAGTATCTGGAAGACTATCGTATTCTAATCCAAACTTACAACAGATCCCAGCACGTAACAAAGAATTTGGAGATAAAATAAGAAGTTTGTTCCTACCTGAAGAAGGTAGACAATGGGGTAGTTTCGACTACTCACAACAAGAGCCTAGGCTTGTTGCTCACTACGCTGCATCGGTCAATGATAATTTTGAAGGTGCAGCGGAGTTCATAGAAGCATACAAAAATGAATCTGCTGACTTCCATCAGATCGTAGCTGATATGGCAGGTATCACTAGAACACAGGCGAAAACAATTAACCTTGGACTATTCTATGGTATGGGAAAGGCTAAGCTTGGTAAGGAATTAGGTATTACAAAAGATAGAGCTGAAGCACTACTTAGACAATATGGAGAAAGAGTGCCTTTTGTTAAGAAATTAGCTACAGATGTATCTAGCTCTGCCTCTAAATATGGCTTTATTCGAACAATAGGGGGTCGTAGATGCCGATTTGACATGTGGGAGCCTGCTACATTCGGAATGAACAAGGCCATGCAGTACGAAGAGGCTAAGGCGATCTATGGAAATAACATCAGGAGGGCTTTCACTTACAAAGCCTTAAACAGATTGATCCAAGGATCTGCAGCTGATCAAACAAAACAAGCGATGATCAATTGTTACAAAGCAGGTTTCAAACCATTATTACAAATTCATGATGAACTATGTTTTTCTATTAATGAAGAATCTGACATTACTGCTGTTAAAGATTTGATGGAGAATGCAATCGATACATTAAAAGTACCATCTAAAGTAGATATTGCACTTGGTAAATCCTGGGGCGAGGCCAAAGAATAATTTAGAGCGCAGAAGTCTTAAGGTAAAAGTTTAATTTTTTTTTAAGCTAGATTAAAACTTAACTAGCTATATCTAGAAGACCTTTTTTTGCGTCTTCCACACTTTGATCATTGATCTTTTTTCTAAGATCTTTGATTTTTATATCCATCCACTTCATATCAGTAGTCACTCTACCCTGCGCTAACGCTTGGTTGGCCCACTTGGACTCCAACTGAAGTTTTTCCGATATTAACTTTTGTAGTGCCATTTCGGTCTACCTCCTCAAAGGTTAAGAAAAGGACATTGGGATCATGGAAACCAGGGCCTTCTCTTTCTGTTACGTCACCTGAGTCAACCTTCTTTACAAAATCCTCAAGCACGGCCTTATCGTTCTCAGCCTCAAGCATCTCATCGACATATATATTTTTATAGTTTGCTTGGACGCGATATAGCTTCATGAGTTATTATATATCAAAATGTGACATGATTGCAACTATGTAGTCACTTTTGGTTTAGGTTTAGGTATAACTGGTTTTGGAACGTTTATTTGTCTACATTCAAATTTGACTACAATCTTGTTTTTTTCTACGTATTCTCTATCATATTCCTCTAGTTCTTCTAATCCTTTAAAAGTATTATAGGCCACTTTATAACCGTTTTGTACGCAATCATAATGTGAGGTAAATGTAAAACCAGGTATATGATGACTTGGACAATCATTGGTTATCATACTGCACAT